TTATTGCGGTCAGCCGGCTAATACCGTGGATCACGTACAAGCGGTGAATAAGGGAGGCGAGATATTGAATCCGGATAATCTAATCGCCGCGTGTGTATCGTGCAATTCGCGAAAGCAAGATAAGCCTTCCGCCTTTTTTTTGGCACGTCGTTCCACCGCCATGCTATCCCGTGAATCTCTTTCACCACTAAACGAAACGATAAGTTATGACTAAGGCTGGAGCAAGCAAGACAAGGGCTCTCAAGGTCGTATCAGGGACGAACAGGGATTCGGTCAGCATAGATTCGACACTTGCGCCAGTAAAGTCTCTAATCGGCTCTCCTACGCCTCGAATTCACTCACGGCTCAACGATTTACCGTCTAAAGGTGGCGAACTTATCGACTTTGCGACTAAATACGGGATCCAACTTATGCCGTGGCAAAGATTCGTCATGGAACACGCGCATAAAATCAAGCCGGATCAACGGTGGAATTCGAGTGAGATCTGCATAGTAGGGGCGCGCCAGAATGGAAAATCTACGCTTCTCATGGTTAGAGCGTTAGCCGGACTCTTCTTATGGAACGAGCCTCTTCAAATTTCCTCGGCTCACCGGCTATCTACATCGCTCGAACTCTTTCGTCAGATAGTCAAGATTATCGAAACTCACGACGAACTCAAGGAGCAAGTCAAAGTTATTCGCTGGGCTCATGGATCCGAAGAGATTGAAACTAAATCCGGAAATCGTTATCTAGTCCGCGCCAGTAATTCAGCAGCTAGAGGAATCGCACGTCCAGAAGTGATTTACATGGACGAACTTTCTATGATGAAAGATCTTGATGGCTTCGCTTCGTTGCGTTACACCATGATGGCGTCTAGGAATCCTCAAGTCTGGACGTTCTCTACGGCTGGAGATCAGTCCTCCGTCGTACTCAATCAACTTCGGGAACGTGGCATGAATGCCGCAGTCGGTGGAACCGATAAAATTACATATCTTGAATGGTCTGCCTATACCGAAGATATCCACGACGAAAATAACTGGGTCGCTAGTAATCCAGCACTTGGTCACACAATCCACGAGGACAACATTCGAGCCGTTCTCAACGATCCGCCTCACGTTGTCCAGACGGAAGTATTGTGCAGATGGATCCACCAAAAGGACGCAGTAATTCCGGCTATTTCGTGGGAGGAATGTGGCGACGACGTAGATCTCGATATTGAACGTCAAACATGGTTCGGACTTGACTTATCACCGGACAGAAAAGCGGGCGCGTTAGTCGCAGCCCAACGCTTAGACGAAAATCGCTTCGTGATAAAGTTAATGCGAACATGGGAGAACTCTGTCTCTCTCAATGATCTATCTATAGCTAACGACATAGCGGATCACTTTCGAAAGTATCCCGTCGAGGTTGTCGCCTATAGCAAGCGCACCGCCTCCGCCGTTGCCGGACGCCTTGTGCCAGCCGGTATCCCGATTATGGATTTCGACGGGCATAACTACGCGACTTCTTGCGATCTTCTACTTTCGGCAATTACTTCCGGCAGACTTCGACACAATCGAAATCCAGAATTGACGAAACAAATTCTCTCAGCCGTGCGACTGCCTCATGGCGATGGAGGCTGGATCATAGGAAGAAGAGCGTCTCAGACAACCGTGTGCGCTGCCGTTGCCGCAGCTCTTTGCACACACTTCGCGACACGCGGAGAGACAGAGATAGACATTCTCGTCGGATAAGCGTATAAGTGCGCTCTACACTTTGCGCATGGGTTTAAAAGATTTATTTATTACAAAGCCTCAAAGCGTACCGGCGACCTCCGACATAGAAGCGTCTCTCGCTCCTGTCAATGTCACCTCTTCGCTATACAACATCTACGGCGTGGCTGGAATCACGGCTTCACGCGTTGAATTTATGTCGGTTCCAACATGCGCCAGAGCCCGAAACATTATTTCGTCAAGTGTTGCAAGCATTCCTCTTAAGGTTCGCACAAAAGCCGACGGCGCAAGAGTGGAAACTCCACCGCGAGTTATCAGTCAGCCAGATCCACGCGTTCCGGGATCTGCTACCTATGCGTGGCTTGCAGAAGATATCCTCCTATATGGTTATGGATATTTACAGATTAAAGAGATTTATAGCGACACATATCGCATTCGTTCTTGCGAAAGAATAGATCCGACTCGCGTCACAATTAAAACAAATGCAAACGGAACAGAGATTGAATACTATTGCGTAGATTCAATGCCAGTTCCTTATGAAGGCGTCGGATCTCTTGCGGTGTTCTACGGAAACGACGAGGGAATTCTCAATCGCGCAGGTCGCACAATTAAAGCCGGTGCAGAATTGGAACGCGCGGCGACAATGTACGCGCGCGAACCGGTTCCGACAATGGTTCTCAAATCTAACGGCGCAGCTCTTCCGGCGGATCGTATTGCAAAACTTTTAGAGTCTTGGGGCTCTGCTCGTCGCAATCGTTCAACCGCATTCCTCAATGCCGACGTAACTCTGGAAACACTTGGATTCGATCCGGAGAAATTACAATTAAATCAAGCGCGTTCCTATGTTGCAACCGAACTCGCTCGCGTTACTGGCATTCCGGCTTATTATGTGGACGCAGAATCTGGATCAAGTATGACGTACTCCAACGCGAGTTTGGCAAGGCAATCTTTGCTTGATTTCTCACTTCGTCCAATTTGTACGAGTATAGAAGAGCGTCTTTCAATGACTGGAATGCCAAATGATTTCGTTTCATCTACTCAAGAAGTAAAATTCGATCTTGACGATTACTTGCGCGGATCTGCAAAAGAGCGCGCCGACGTTTATAAAATTCTTTACGATATCGGTGCAATTACGTCCGATGAAATCCGACTAGAAGAGGAAATGATCCGATGAATGAAACTCCAATGAATCTCAACTTTTCAATAAAGGTCAGCGCAACGGACTTTCCAAAGCGCGAAATCTCCGGTCGTATAGTGACATGGAATGAAGTCGGTTCGACTTCTGCCGGCGAAACTTTATTTACTCCGGGATCTATTACTTTCGGCGACACTACGAAATTGCTTCTTGAACACAAACGCGAATCTCCAATCGGATTTCTCAAATCGTACAAAGTTACAGACGACGGAATCGACGCCGTATTTTCTATCGGCAACACAACCGCCGGCAACGATAGCCTCGTGGAGGCAAGTTCCGGATTGCGCGATGGTTTTAGCGTAGGAGTTCTAGCCGATAAATATAAAAACATTGACGGCGTTCTTACAATTTCAGCGAGTTCTCTTAAAGAGGTTTCGCTCGTTACAGATCCCGCAATAGCAAGCGCAAAGGTCGCAGTCGCGGCTAGTGAAAATTCTGAGCCGGAATCTCCGGAGTCAGAAGAAACAAATCCAACTAATGAAGGAGACAACGAAGTGGAAATCACTCCAACCGTTCCAGACGCTCCAGCCGAAACGGTTGAAGCGGCGAAGGTCGTGAACTTAGGTTCAGCACCTCTCGCATTTACAAAGCCACGTTCACCAATCATTACTCCAGGAAATTACCTAGAGCATACAATTCGCGCCGGACTCGGTAACGAAGATTCACGTCAATATATTAAATTCGCCGATGATAGTTTTTCCACTAATCCGGCATTTTCACCGGTTTCATATATTCGCGACGTTGCACAAAACACAAACGCAGATCGTCCAGTTATCGAGGCGTGCGGTGGAACACGTCCACTTAGCAGCTACGGAATGACAGTTTCAATTCCGAAAATTACTGCAAACTCAACCGCTGCAACTGTTGCAGAAGGCGGAGATCCAACTGGAACGACCGCGATTACTAGCGCCTATGTTAACGCAACTGTAATCAAAAAAGCCGGATTCCAGCGCTATTCAGTCGAACTTCTCGACCGATCAGATCCATCATTCTATGACATCATGCTTCAAAATCTTCGCGACGCGTATGCACAAGCAACCGATCAGTATGTAATTGCACAAATTACTGCCGGCGGAACTCAAGCAACTGCAACAGCCGCAGATTCAGCCGGTTTGATTTCATTCGTATCGACAGAATCTCCAGCCGTCTACAATGCAACGAAGCGGACTGCAAAAGCATTCGTTTCAGGAACTTCTATCTGGTCTACACTTCTCGGCGCAACAGATACCACGGGGCGTCCAATCTATAATGCTCAGCCAACTGCAATGAATGCGGGCGGAACTGCAAATCCAACTGCTATTACTGGGAACGTGCTTGGGCTCTCGTACTACGTTGATCCAAACATGGTTTCAACTTCTATCGACGAATCAGCGTTCATTATCGAGCCACGTTCGATTGAAATTTTTGAATCTCCTGCGCTTCAACTCGCCACTAACGTTCCAACAACGGGCGAAATCGAGATCATGCTCTACGGATACATCGCAGCACAAGCAGTATTCGCCGGCGGTCTACGTCGTTTCAATCTAACCTGATCCAAATAATCATCGGCTAGGTGCGCTCCCGTATCTAGCCGAGCAGACGAGAGGAATGGAAATGCCTAGTATCGTAACGGCGTCACAACTTCGCACCGTGCTAGGCGTTTCCGTTTCCTTATATTCAGACGCTTATCTTGATGGAATTATTACAAGCGCAGAGCAAGTTATTCTTCCAATGCTCACCGCAAATCAGAATGCAATTTCTGGAGTTTATTTACAAAATAATGTTGCGTATTACATAACTCAGAAGCCAAATACTTTCGTCGCTGGACAAACTGTAATTGTCACAGGTTGCGTCCCTTCTACATTCAACGGGACTCTAACCGTTACATCGAATTATTATGATCCATTCCCATATCTTCCGTATGCTTATCCGGCTCCATATAATGTCTTTACCGCAGCTATTACAAACGCAAATATCACCTTCCGTCCGGTGATACCGGCTGGCGTTGCGTATTTATCCGGTGCCAACGCCGCCACTCTTTACGCAAACACCGAAGCAATCGAGCAAGCAATTCTCGTCGTCTCCGTCGAAATCATGCAGAGCGTTACGGCTCCGGGAAACACTTCGGCGGATCTTGAATTCAATCCGCAACCGTTCGTCCTCGGGCGCTCACTCCAGAATCGGGTCATGGGACTTCTTTCACCTTACATCGACGTTGAAACTATGGCTCAATAATGCCAACGCCTACGAGTATCGCGACAAACGTTCGAGGAACACTTGCAACTGCACTTTCCTCCGTTGCCGCCTCCGTTTATTCTTCCGTGCCGGAATCAGTTATCGCTCCGGCTTGCGTAATTGTCTACGACTCTCCAATGATGGAAAGTAACTTAATCGGTAATAGCACCGTAAGAGTGAAACTTAATTTTGTAATATCTGCCGCCGTTGCGTTTAATAATAATGCCGGCGCACTCGATAATCTCGAG